GGCTGCGCGCAGACAAATTTCTATGACGCCAACATGGGCACCGTGCTGTTCGCCTGCGATCGCAATTTCACCGCCAACGCCAACGTGTTGGTGCCGATCTATGTGTCGGCCGCCTTCCCGTTCCAGTCGGACACGCGCCAGGGCATCGTCGCCCAGGTGCCGGATGTCTTCCGCATCAATATGCGGGACTACGCGCCCGAACAAACGATCACGGTGCAGGGCGCCGATTACAAGGTTTTCCCGATGATCAATAATGACAGCAACAACACCGTGGCCGGCGAAGGGTACAGCGGATTCGAAGGGCTGGCGTATCGCGTCGAAACTGGCGCTGTGGTGTAGTCGATGGCCCAGGGCGCCGCAGGGCCATTTCGGCCGCTATTCCACACGCCAGGCAATCCGCAGTTGCCGGTGCTGCCTAATCCTGCGGACCCGAAAACCGGCCTGGACGTGCCATTCATCACCGGCGCATCCATCACCGCCAGGCGGTTCGATGTCAACGTGCTGTCAGTGCTGGCCGCGGCGCCAGGTGTCGCCCGCGGGTTCGCGCAAGACTACATGTTCGGCCTGGGCGGAACACCGAATCCCATAGACTTCGGCAACATCACAGCCACCAAACAGGCAATCGTGACAGCCCACAACACGTTCCGGTTCCCTGTGCAGATCACCGCCGTGGATGTGTCGGCCGTTTCAGGTGTGACGCTGGTGACGCCTGGCCTGCCTGTCACCGTGCAAAGTTTTGCCAGCACAGTGTTCACGTTCGAAGCCAACCTGGTCGGCGATCCAACATTCGACGCCCTGGTGACGTTCACGCACGCGCAGGGCAGTTTCACCATCCGCATGATCGGCAGGCGCGTGATCCTGTTCAACACCGTGCCGCAGCGACCGATCCAGGAACAAATCACGTTCGGCACTGACGTCATGCCATCCGAAGACGGCAGCGAACAGGCGATGACCTGGCGTGCCACACCGCGCAGTCGCGTCACCTACAACATCCGCCACACCGACAACAAAGAACGCACCACGCTGCTGAATTTGATTTTGGGCGCCGGCTACCTGCTGCAAGGCGTGCAGCTATGGTTTCAGGCCAGGACGCTGACGACCGCCGCGGTGGCCATCGACACGGTGTTGCAGATCGACACCACTGGCATGGAAATCGCGATCACGGACACCATTTCGATCGTGCTGAAAGACAAAACGGCGATCACTGCCGAAGTGCTGACGTTCAACGCGTCCAGCATCACGCTGGCCGCTGCGGTCGGTCAAATTCTGCCACTTGGCACGCTGGTCATGCCGGTGCGGTTCGGGTTCATGCAGGCGCAGCAACGCGTGGCCACGTTCCCGAACAATGCGGAAGACTTGCAAGTCACGTTCGACCTGATCGAATACGACAACATCGGCGCGGTCGATGCCGGCTATTTCGACACGCACCCGGTGGATGGCCTGCCAATTCCGAAATCGCCGCTGTTTTTCACCGGGCAAAGCCGGCGCGGCAGCATCGAAGGCGACCAGCGGCGCCTGGATAGTCAAACCGGCACGATGGTGGTCAGCAGGTCGGAAGTCCTGGGACGGCCTGGCAGCGACATGCTGGTCCACATCAACGATTTCGCCGACCAGGATGCCTGGCGAAAATTCATTCACTTCGTGCGCGGATCGTGGGGCAAATTCTACGTGCCAACGGGCACCAACGATTTGCCGCTGTTCAATGATTTGTCCCTGGGCGGCAACACGTTCGACATCCAGCCAATGGGCGTTTCGTCACTGTTGGGCAACGTCAAACCACGCCAGGACGTGCGCATCACGGTCGCCGGCGTGCAATACCTGCGCAACATCACCAGCGCCGTGGACAACACCACGTTCGAAACCATCACAGTGGATTCGGTCATCCCTGGCGCTGGCAGTGTCGTGCCGGCTGATGTCAAAATCGAATGGCTGACGCTGGTGCGGATGGTCGGCGACAGTGCGACATTCCGCCATTTATTTTTGGGAACCGCTGAACTGCGGTTCAGTGTTCGCGGAGTGATCCAGCCATGACATTCGACGCCTTTGAAACTGCCGATGGCAGCCCGGTCGAACTGCTGACGTTTTCCAATGGAACGGACGTTTTCCGACGCACCAACACGGTGAAATCCGTCACGATCGGCGCCAACACCCACGTGCCGATGGCGTACAGCCGCAGCAAGTTCAACCAGTCGAAGGATTCCGACGACAACAACATCACCATGATCGTGCCCAATAATTTCGAACTGGTGAACCTGTACGCCGGCGTATTGACCAGCAACACCACGCTGCTGACCATCGAACGGTTCCACCTGGACGATCCAGGCAACGAAATCCAGGTCGTTTGGAAAGGCAGCGTGGCATCCATCGAACACCAGGAAAACGATGTCAGCCTGCTATTGCAGCCGATCACATCCGGTTCCGAATCGACGCCGCCGGACACATTCAGCGGCCTGTGCAACGCGTTCCTGTTCCAGTCACCTGGCTGCACCCTGGACCGCACTGACTTCCGGTTCATTGCCACACTGTCAGCGATCGACAGCACCGGCAAAATTTTGACGTTCACCGGCCTGCGTTTGGAAGCGGCCACCATCGACGCCGCCCAGGGCGGACCCACTGGTCCGCTGACGTCCGCCGAATTGGACATATATTTCCAGGGCGGCTATGTGCAGACCGGCAAAGGCGAAGTCCGCGACATCGTGGAAGGTAACGTGTCCGGCGATCCTGACAAAGTGCGCGTCATCCTGCCGTTCCGTGATTTCATCGTCAGCGACGGCGCGAACGTGTACGCCGGCTGCGACCTGTCGATCACCACGTGCCACAAAAAATTCGACAACGCCATCAATTTCCAGGGGTTCCCGTACATCCCGGAGATAGACCCGGCGAACACCGAACTGCCGCCTGGCACGCGCACCAGTCCCACCAAATTCGCAGGGATTCAAACCTAATGTGGTTTCAATTGTTCATGTGGGTCGTGTCGTTTGTGCTGTCGGACTATTTCCGCGAACGCCTGCCATCACAAACGGCCAGCGGCATCGGCGATTTCAACATCCCGACAGCCACCGAAGGGCGCGTGGTTCCGATCATTCCAGGCGGCACCGTGCGCGTCGAAGCACCGAACTGCGTGTGGTACGGGGATTTCGCTGCTGTCGAACGCACCGTCACCACCGGCGTCATTTTCAAAGAGGAAGAAACGATCGGATTCACGTATGAACTGGCGCTGCAATATGCCCTGTGCAAAAACGAAGTGGCGGGCATCGTCGGCGTGTGGATCGGCGACGACGAAGTGTTCAACCATGTGACCGATGCCGGCGGCATTCCGCAAACGGTGGTGGACATCGACCGCGACGACCTGTTTGGCGGTGTTGACAACGGTGGCGGGTTCGTCGGGCGCCTGCGCCTGCACAACGGCAGCGACACCCAGGCGGTCAGCGCCTTTTTGAACAGCCGCATTTCGCCGCTGCCAGCGTACCGCGGAACCGCCTATGTGGTGATCACGGACCTGTCCGAAACCGTGGGCGCCAACATCGGCGAGTCCAACAACCTGCGATATATTCGCGTCGCGGTGCAGGCATTTGACACCATTGCAAACGGTGGCCTGGGCAATCGCCTGGGCCTGGCTGGCAACACGCATTTCATCGGACCCGATGCGAACCCGATTTCAGTGGCCTATGAACTGTATTTGAACGAACGGTGGGGCCGGAATTTTCCGCCGTCCGATGTGGACACGCCATCGTTCCAGGCTGCCGCGGCCACCGTCTTCGCCGAAGGCATTGGATTCAGCCAGGCGATCGACGAACAGACCACCACCGGGCAAATCCAGGACACCATCGAACAGCATGTGGACGGCTACATCGGACCCAATCCGATCACCGGGCGCATCGAAGTCACGCTGGCGCGTTTGGACTACGTGCTGGCCAGTGAATTCCAGGCCAACGCCACCAACATCGTGGCCATCAAAAAATGGTCGAAGGGTGACTGGTCGCAAACATTCAATCGCATCCGCATCCGCTACACCGACCGCGCCAAACAGTGGAACGAAACGCACGCGGTCGAACTGGCGCCTGGCAATCGCATCATCCAGGGCGGCAAAACCAAAACGAAGGAACTGCGATTCCAGGGCGTTCACACGGCGCAGGTGGCCAGCAACATCGCCGCACGCACACGCCGGCAGTTCGCGCAGCCAGTTGGGTCGGGCACCATCGAACTGGACCGCACGTCCTACGCGCTGCGCCCTGGTTCGATCATTTCGCTGACCGATCCGAAAATCAACGAAGTCAACCTGGCGGTGCGCATCACCAAAGCCACGGTCGGCAACGTGCAGAAAAACACGATGGAATTCGAAGTCGCCCAGGACGTGTTCGACACTGACACGGCCACCGTCACCGTGACGCCGCCTTCCGATTTCGTGCCGCCGATCCAGGTGGTGATTCCTTTCGGCGTCAATGACCAGGCAGCCTTCGAAACGCCGTTCATCCTGATGCGCTATGACCTGAACCCGAATTCAGTGCCACGGATTTCGACTTTGGCACGCCGCAACACAGGCAACACGCCGACCGAATACGAAGTCGTGCGGCGCGTGCGCAATCCGCCGGCAGCGTTTGCAGGCGCCTACACGTCCACGGATTTTGTGCGCGGTGGTTTCATGCAGGTCGGCACGCTACGCGGCGCCCTGACGTCCTGGCAGACTGGCAACGGCAGTTTCAGCATCCAGGTCGATCCGATCACTGGATCGCTGGACGGCCTGATCGACACCTATGCGCCCGGACCAGGTGACGCGGCCGGCATCGCAGTCATCAGTCCCGGCCTGGCGGACGAAGAATTCATCATTTTCGACGAAATAGTCGATGACGGCGCCGGCATCCGCCTGGAAAACACCTGGCGCGCAGCGATGGACACGCCAATGAAACCGCACGCGATCGGTGCGCAGGTGTGGTTCATTTGGACCGGCGGCCTGGGCATGGGCGGCGAAACCTACAACATCGGCGACGGCGTGGACCTGAAATTCCTGCCACGCTCGCCATCGGATGCGGTGCTGGAAGCGGCGGCGACGTCACTGCCGGAAGTATCCCTGGACGAATTCACCGGGCCGCGTAACAGCAAACCATTGCTGCCGATCACCATGAACATCAACGCGCAAGTGTTTCCCACTGCTGTGGATTTCGAACGCCTGATCACTGCCGGACCCAACACCGGGCTGGCTGGCGGGCAGTCCGTGCCGCAGTTGCGGGCGTATAACAATCAGAACATCCTGACGTCATTGCAGGCCCTGGCGTTTGATCAAACCGGGTTCAATCCCACGGACGTCACCGAACAGGTGCTGGAATTGGCCTGGTGGATTCACGACCTGGACGTGGACCCAACGGCAGCCAGGTCGAACGCGCTGGCGCTGTCCGCCGGCTACGTGGCGCAGGCCACGGCCACCGACCAGTTCGACGTTTTGAAATCGGCCATGATCGCCGGCGGCGCGGTCGGGTTCAGTTTCAACGCACGCCTGGAAGTCGAAACCAGGCACAGCCCGGCCGGACAGGCTGCGCTGCAAATCAGTCACGACACGATGGACCTGGACTTTGTGGCCAACGGCATTTTCAGCGTGTTGCCATCGGCGCCGATCCTGTCGCTGCGGTTCGATGGCGCTGATGCCAGCACCGTGATCGTGGACGGCAGCAAATACCTGGTGCCTGTGGTTGCGAACGGCAGCACCGAAATCGACACAGCGCAGTCCGTCTTCGGTGGCGCCAGCCTGTTGGTCGTCGATGCGGCCGGCAACGGCATCATCACCAGGGCGCGCAGGGAATTCGACATCCGCGGCAATTTCACGATCGAAGCCCGCCTGTTTTTCGTGTCCGAAGCCAGTTTCCCCATGATTTTCGAACAGTGGGACAACACGATCGAACGCGGAATCCAGTTTTATTATGAACCCGGCACCAACACGTTCCGGGCCAACATCAGCACCAGCGGCACCAACCTGGTGGCATTTGCCGTTCACACCGGCACATTCGTGCCAACGCTGTCCACCTGGTACGCGATCGCGCTGGTGAAAAATGGCACGTCCTGGTCGTGCTACATCGACGGCACGCGCCTGGGCACTGCGGTCACGCAGGCGTCGGTCTATTTCCGATCCAGTGCGGATTTCCGCATCGGTGGCGGCGGTGATTTGGTCAATTTCTTCGACGGCAACATCGACGAATTCCGCCTGGTGCCGGCGGCCGTGCGCAGTGGCGCCAGTTACACGCTGGACACCATCCCATTCCCTGACGGCCGGGCCTTATATCCGCTGCTGGCGCATTTCGATGACACCCTGGGCGTCACCACGTATCCGTCCGACGAACCCAACCATTTCCAGGTGATGATCGGCGGCACCAGCGAAATCGACACCGCGCAAAGTCAGTTCGGTGGCAGTTCCATGCGTTCCGATGGTGTCGGCAATCTGACGGTGGCGCTGTGCGATGGCGCATGGTTGCCTGAAACGGTCGGATTCGCGCATCCATCATTCGATTTCAAACGCGGCAACTGGACGATGGAATGCTTTTTCCGGTTCGCCGTCGCGCCTGGCGCTGACATGTGCCTGATCGGCAAAAACAGCCGCAGCACTGGCGGGCGCAACGACTGGACGTGGTATATCAACAGCGCCACGCAGATCACGTTTTCCAGGGCAACACTGCCGGCAGGGCAGTGGGCGGATCAAACAGAATTCCATGCCACGGTGCCAGCGATGTCATCGGGCGTTTGGTATCACGCGGCGATGGTCCGCGTGGGCAATGACTTGCATTTCTATTTCGAAGGCAACCGGGTTTCGCAATTGGTGGATCACTTCCTTTCGACGCCGCGCATGTACAACAACGACCAAAGCGGGCAAGACCCACTGACGACGCCGGGCCAGCCGGTGACAATCGGCCGCATATACGGCACGACCAGCGGCGCCGCGGCACTAATTCCGTTCAATGGCTGGATCGACGAAGTGAACATCGAAAACCGGGCAATCTATAACGGCAGCAGCTACACCATCCCGGTGGCGCCGTATGCCACGCCGAACGATGGACTGACGGCCGACCCCGACGATTTCGGTTTCCTGTGGCTGGCGGATGTCGGGCCGGACGCATTTGCCACCGACCTGGTGCTGCAAACGGATGACCTGCGCGGCGCCTGGCTGACGTTCGTGGGCAATGCGCAAATGGACGATGACGTCGCTGGTGCGCTGCAAGGCGGCGACAACATCACCGTGCGGTTCGATGGCACTGGCGACTATATGCAATGGACGCGTTCCGAATCCGTCGCCCTGGTCGATGACGATTTCACGATCGAAGCCAGGGCGTATTTCACCGACGACCCGGACCAAAACGGCGGTGCCAACCTGATCGCGCACTGGCTGGCGACCGGCAACCTGCGCGGGTTCCATTTCAGTGTCATGGATAACGCCGGCCCGCCGCACAGCCTGGAATTCCACTGGTCCACCAACGGCACCGACGACAAACGCGTGTTCACAGCATTCACGCCGACGCTGAATCAGTGGTATCACCTGGCGGTCGTGCGCAGTGGCAGCAGCGTGTTCCTGTTCGTCGATGGCGTCGTGCAAACCAACGATGGCGCCAGCGATGCCATCACCACCGACATCATCAACACGCCGTTCAGGGTGTGGACTATGGGCCACGCAAATGACACCGCCGGCAACCTGTACATGGAAGGGAATTTGCAAAACATCGCGTGGACGCGTTCAGCGAAGTGGGTGTCGGGGTTCACGCCGCCGACTGCGCTATATACGCCGCCGGCCCTGCCGAATTTCTAACCGCGCCAGCGTTTGCGTGTGACGACCAGGGCGACGATGTTGCCGGCGACGAACCACCACTGACCAGTCCAGGCAGCCCACAACAGGCAGCCAACCAGGGCGGCCTGCGTCAACACCCGCAGGACATCGACGTCACGCTGCGACAACACCCACCGCGGCGGCCTATTCTTCGCCATGCGTCACCTGGTGCACGAAATTGGGCACTGGTCGGATGCCACTGTCGTGGACGTCCAGTTCGTTTTCAATCAACTGCCGGGCGCCTTCCACATCGGGCGCAGCACCCAATAGGCGGCCGTCAGCCAGCAGATCGACCACCGCGTCGTGGCCCAGGCCGTCTTCGGGCGTGTTTAGCCTGGCCGGCGGCAGGTAGGCGTGGAAGACATTGCAGGCACGCCGAACAATCCAACCGGCGATTTTGCCGTCAGCGGTCAGCGTGTCCAGCCGGTATTTTGTGCCTTCGATGATCATGTGATTGGTGGCCCAGGTGTTCATGGCCAGAATCGTCGCACACTGCGCAACAAATGGGAAGTCCATACCAAAAAAAGGCCCGCACAAGGCGGGCCGGGCGGGTACGCCGAAAACTATGCGACAGGGATGCCCAGGGCAGTCACTTGTGCGTTCGTGGTCGCGCCGCGCACATAGCGGGCCTGCACTGATTCAGCCCGCAGTGCCTGCGGTGTTCGGTGGGCGGTTTCGACTTCCAGTTCGGTGACGCCGGCGACCGTGCCAACAGTGTTCAGGCGGGCCGCCTGGGCGCGCAGGTATTCGGCAAACTTGCGCAAATTGCTGCGGGTGTCGGACGTGCGTTTGCGGTGGCGAAGGCGGTGAACGTGACAATTTTGGGTTCGATTCAAAGACATGGTGATCACTCCAATGTGGTGGCCAGCGTCACGCCCGCCGTTCGGGTTCGTCCGCAGCATACAACAAACCAGGCTGGCGGGCCTTGATTGCCTTGCTGATGTTTCCGACTGCTGGCAGCGACGTCGCCTTCGAATTCACCAACTGCTGACACAGCCATCGGAACGACTGTTTGCCGTGCGCATTCAGGGCCACGTATAGGCTGCCGACCGTGTGGCCAGTGGTGTCGATTTTGTGGTCGTCGCACCAGCCCAGGAACGTGCGCATTTCAGCGATGCCCATTTCGATGTTGGCCACGTTCCAGGATGCCGGCGCGTCTTCGCCTGGTTGCAGTTTGTTGTGGCTGCGCTGTGCGGGATGATCCGGGTGACTGGTTTCCCAGGGTTTCGGCCCGCGTTCAGCCCTGGGCACGAATCCGCCGATGTCTTCCGGGCTGTTCGGTTTCGGTTCGTCGTCGAATAGGTCGGCCATCAGTGCAACGTCTTCGCGTGTTCGGCCAACAGTTTTTTGAATGCCGGCACGTCATCCACTGCCACGACCCGAAATTCGACCATGCTGCCCAGGTTAGGATCGACGAACGGATCACCGACCCACATGACGCAGCAGTCCATTCCACCGTCAGCATTGACCGGGATGGTGATGATTTGATCGACCTGGATTTCGCCGGCTGCGGCGTAGAATCTGAACGCGCCATCATTGCCAAAATTCACCACGATGTTCATTTTTTCGCAGGTCATTCGTTTCAGATCATCCATCGAAGTTTCCGTCATTGCAGTGTCGTCGATGTGGTCATGGTAGCAATTTGATCCAGGTGATGGCTGCGGTTTTGCCTGCTGGTCGCCTGGCGCATTCGTTCGCAGTTGCCGCAAATTGGCAGGCAATCGTTCGATCGACTGGTCCGATATTTCAAACGATTGGTGGATGGTCGCAGCAGATACATGCCGCAGGTGGTGCGGTTTCCATCGACCAGGTGGGCACACTTTGGATTCCTTCGCAGTATTAGAAACATCACGTTCCCCTGTTTTGTTGGTGTGAATTGTCAGTCAGTTTTCGTGGGCGTTCAGTAGCCTGGCAGCCGCAAGTTCCCGCCAGTGGCAGGATTTGCGGACAACCAGGACGTGATTTCGCGGTGCGACTATCACCCGGCCGGTGCTATTTGTGCGGCATTCACCTGTTCGCCTTGCCATGCGCCACTGTTGCACTTTCCCACGGTAGTGGCCAAAACCATGAACTGCCCGCCGTTATCCGACGCAGAAGGTTCGAAAGTGTTGCTGGTTGCGGTGGTTGGATGCTGTCCGGTAGAATCCGGCGCATCGGTTCCGCATCGCAGCGAATACATTTTCCAAACCGATCATGGACCCGGCAGGCGGTCAACCTGCGCGGGTCCACTTTTTTGCCTGAACATTTCGTCGAAGTCAACAACCAAAAAAAAGCCCGCACGCGGCGGGCCAAAGTGTTCCACGTGGAACGTCATTTTTCGGGACGGTCCCACGGTTCGGTCGGGCCATTATATTCGCCGATTCGGTAGCACAGCAGCGGCGCCAGGTTTTTGGACATCCAGTCGTTCGCCTGGTCGTGCGCGTCGAACAGGCGCGGGATGTGCCACGTGACGCCGAATTCGCGCATGTAGCAATTGCGCGGACTGGTCCATGCGCCATCCGTCAGCATGACGCTGCGCAGGGTCACACCGGACGGCGTGGCGTGGTCATAGTAAACCGCGAACATCAGCAGCCCGCCTGAATTTCGGCCAGGACTTCCGCGTCATAGTCGGCCTGGTCGCGCTGGTCCTGGTCATACAATTCCCGCGTGTGGTCGTCCATCGCAGCGCGGTCAGCGACCTGCACGGTGGTGCGTCCTGCGCAACGTGAACACGTCACATCGTAGGTTCCGGCCATGTAGTCGTCGGCGAAATCGGGATCGTCACGGAAGTCGCTGGCGCTGATGCCACCGCAGTCGATCGACGGATTGACGTGCTTCCCGGCACCGCGGCAGGTCGGGCACACGATCCATTTGGCCGGCAGTTCGATTTCCAGGTCCAGGGCGCTGTATTCGGTGCAGTCACAGGCTTCGCCAGGCGTGCCACAAACGCCGCAGCCGAACACGTGCAGGATCGGCGCCTTGTTTTTGCCGGCATCGCGCACGCGCACATCGGACGCATAGTTCAGATCGTCCAGGCGGTTCATGCTGCCACCTGCGCGGTGTACCTGGGCACGAAACAGCCATCCATTTGCAGCGTGGTCCGATTGAAATGCCGATATATGCCGGCGATGTCGTGCCCGAAATTGCCCGCGTCCGCGGCCAGGAATTCGTCCAGGCGCAGCGGCATCAGTTCGTGCACGTGTTCCAGGTCCATCAGAATGTCGATCATCTGGACCTGCACGCCCTGCGGTTCGAACACTTCCGCAATGGCGCGTTTGGCGATGGCCACGAAGGCCACAAATTCGTTTTTGTCTTTCATCGTATTGTCTCCAAAGTTTCGGACGGATAGGGCACGACCTGGCGATATACGACGCCAGGCCATGCGTTTTCGATGGCGCTGCGGACCCAGGCTTCGTTCATGCTTTCGAAGCCTTCGACCCACGTGCGTGGCTGGTGGCAACCGTTGATTGCGCCGCCTTCGTGCCAAATCCAGCCGGTGAATTCGCCGCTGTCATTGCGGGCGAAGTGAACGAACAGCAGGCCCCGGTCCAACATGGCCAGGTGCCTGCGCGTCCAGTGATTGGCGGGCATGTCAATATCCGCCGGTCAGATTGATTTCCCAGGTGGTCACGCCGTGGCCGGGTTCGAACGCGTCAAACGTGACGCCTTCGCGAACCAGGGCAGCGCACGCAGCGATCCAGGATTCAGCAGTCCAAAAAGTCATTTTCATCGGTCAGTCTCCAAAGGGTTCCACAGGGTGTTCCACGCCCGAAGTGTCGCACGACACGCGACAGGAAACAAGGCCCACATCACAGTTTTCCAAATTCGCCAGGGAACGCCGCAGGGCGTCCAGGACCGTGAACAGGGCCGCGGCGTGGAAAGTGGCCAGCATCGGCGCCAAATCGTCACACAGGCCCACAGGCGCCGCCTGGCTGTCGATTCGGCGTTCAGCCTG